GGCGGTCCTCCGTCTTCAGGCAGAAGCTCTCGAGGATGCCGACGTTCGTCGGATTGCCGGTCAGGTTCGTGCCCCAGTAGCCCTTGTAGGCCGGCACCTGGCACTCGATGGAGCGCCCCGTCTTGTGGTGATAGCGGTACGACTTCCGCTTCTCGCCGCTCTTCCCCGGGTAGTTGTGCTCGTAGATGAACTTCTGGATCTCGCCGAGCATCAGGCCGTTGGGGGAGGCCGCGATGTGTCGGAGAACCTTTTCGGCCAGGGTCATCTTTTTCTTTTTTTCCATGGTCTTAATATACCACGGAGCCTACGCGGTGTACACAGGAAAGATCTAAGTCTCCTGTGACTTCCGGAGGTCGCGGTCGGCGCGGAGGACGGTGAGGAGGGAGAGCTCCTGCTCCGTCAGCAGGGACCAGTCCTTGAACCACAGCTGGTTCAGGAGCTTGGTCTTGCAGTACCCGCAGGTCACCAGGCGCAGGTCGTCGGTGGTCGCGGGAACGGAGTCCCAGCACCAGTAGTCGGTGCTGGGGTTCTCCCATTTCGTCAGCCGAGCCACAGGCTCGAGCTGGTTGGCAGCAAAGTTGCACCCCCCGAGGAAGTGCGTCTTCAGCTTCTTGAGGTCAGGCTTCCGGGGTGGCATCGGGCTCGACTGCGCGGAGCAGGCTCGGGCTCACCGTCCACTGCACGGGCCGCGGGGTCTTGTACCCGTTGCGGTCCATGCTCGCCATGACGATGATGTTCTTGCGGTTGACCCGGCTGACCGTGCCACGGATCTTGGCGCCCGTCTTGGCCGTGAACTCCACGAGCGTGCCCTCGTCGATGGCATTGCGGGCCTTACGCTCCAGCGCTACGTGCGCCTCTTTGAGGACCCGACGTGCGTCCTCGGGCGACAGCTTCAGGATGGCGATCACGATCTCGTTCGGCTTCATTTTCTCCTCCTATTTTTATACTACCACAAGACGCCCGAGGGTGGAAGGACTTTTTTCTTTTTTAGTCGCAGTCCAGGGTGTCGAAATAGAGCGCCCCGACTCCGAAGAACGCGTTGATCTTCGGGTCCGCCAGGCGGCTCCAGCGGCTGCGCTTCTTGCTGAGGACGTAGCCGGTGCCGAAGCCTGCCGGCGTGAACGTGTGGGTCTTGCCCTTGGTCAGCTTCCCCTTGATCTCCTCGAGGGTCTCGGGGGTGACGGTGAAGCCCCAGATGGGGACGGCCACGGAACGTTCCATCCGCGCCACGGACTCGGCCACCTTCTCGATCTGGCGGAGGACCTGCGCGTTCGTCTTCTCCACGTCCAGACCCGGCTCCACGTAGAAGCTGTCCTCGACCCCGCGGCGGTCAAACGTCCGACGCCCGAGCTTGGTGGCGAAGCTGGTGTGGCCGGAGCCCGCCATGTACTTGTCTTCCGGGCTGGAGATGACGATCTTGATCTCGATGTCCGTGCCCTTCGTGAAGATCACCGAGGGATGCAGGATCTTCTCCTTGCCCCACGAGTAGTCTTCCGTGCCGAACGTCTTGACGAAGCCTTCGGGGGTGGCGAGATCATTCAGGAACTTGGTCACGTCCATTAGAGTTTCTCCACGCGAGTGCGGTAGTCGTCCAGCGCCTTCTCGTAGGACTTCGCGTCGTCCTTGGTCGGGAACTCCGAGAAGTAGTTCCCCGAGAACCAGCTGTCGTGCATGAAGGTGTCGCCCTCGATGCCCAGCGTCTCCTTGTGGGTGACGTACTGCCCGGGCTCCAGCTTCCGCAGGACGACCCGGTACGGCTTGCAGCCCTCGGACCAGACTACCTTGCTCCCGATGAGAACGTCCGGCTCGTCCTTGATCTTCAGCGTCGTGATCATCTTCCCTCCACCTTATAGATCCATTCTACTACAGAATCTACCAGAAGGGAAGGACAAAAGTCTACGATCACCTCGGTCCCTTCGAGTTGGTCCCGAACTCCGCCAGGCCTAGATCCACCAGGCAGACGTCCGTCTCCCCACTGGTGAGGTCCCGTGCATGACCGCAGTACTGGCAGAACTGGACGGGGAAGTGGTTGTCGGACCGGCAGGAGCAGCAACGCCAGATGCGGCCCGACTCCGTCTGAGTGAATCTCAGCCAGTGGGTGCAGCGGCAGGGTGCGCCCTTGGGAACTGAGGGGAGGGAGCGGTACGGCACTACTTCACCACGAAGACGGGGACGTTCATGAAGGTCTCGCTCCCGTAGCCGCCGAGGGCTTCCAGGGTCCAGCAGTCTCCCTCTAGCCAGATGTGGGCCCGGATGGAATGGTCCAGGGAAAGATGGAGCTGGGCGGTCTTGGCCCAGTCGAGGGTGTTCGTGTTGGGAAGGGTGGTGCGGGCGACGGGGATCTCGCTGAGGAGCAGCATGTTGCCTCCACTGTTAGATATATCATATCACAATGGAGACGAGAAGGGAAGGACTTTACTTCAGGCTTTGGAACAGCGCCCGGTTCCAGTCGTTGCGACCCTTGGTCCGCTCGATCTCCTCGGCCAGGGACTGCTCGTACCGCAGCACTTCCTCGATCCCGTCCAGGATCTCTGAGGCGATGAACTCCTCGGGGGTCTCCGTGATGGGGCAGTAGTAGCTCGTCATGTCGTGGCAGTCGTGGCGGAGCGAGTCCTCGAGCTGGCTGATCATGAAGTTCTTGAACTCGGTGTGGTCCGGAGTCGGCGGGCTCCACGCCCGGACCTTGCTGAGCATGGTCTCGTAGCGCTCCCGGGTCACGCGGTTCTCTTCCTGGCTCTTCAGGAGGCTGGACGCCGTGTCACGGTTCCGCCGGGCGATCTCGGTCTTGGCCTCGGCGACCGTCATCTTGCGGGCGGTCTCCAGCTTCTCCTTGGCCGACTCCAGCCACTCGAAGTGGTACGAGGCGGGCTTGTACTCCTCGATGGGAGCGTCCGCCGGGTCGTCCCGCATCAGGATGTTCGCGCCGAAGGCCCGGGCGCATGCCTTGGCGTAGTCACGGAACTCCGTGATCTTGCCGTCCTGCACGTTGCACGTGTAGCCGGTGGGCATCTTAGACCTCCTGCTTCAGGACTTCGAGGAGCACGTCCTTCTGTTCGGGGCTCATGGCCCGGACGGCCAAGCGGGCCCAGTGGGTCAGCTGGTCGCGGTGCTGGCTGGCGGCGAGCTGGGCGCGGAGGGAGCGGGTGCGCTCCGACTCCTCGGGCTGGCCCTCGTACTGGGGCTTCTCGGGGGTGGCTTGATACACTTCGCGTTCCTCCTTCGGGGTCATCTGGTCACGACCGACCCACTCGAACGTGCCGTTCGGGCAGACGACCTTGTAGAGCCCGTTGCTCATGGGACCGAGCAGGACCTTCGCCGGGAAGGTGAGGCGGTCCTTCTTGCACTCGACGTACTGTCCGACCTTCAGGGGCTCCGGCTCGGGCGCCTTGGGAACCGCCTTCAGGTCGGCGAGGATCTCGGACGACTGGCCGTGGTTCCCCTCCCACTGCACCTGGCGGCGCGAGCGGTAGATGCCGACCACCTTGCCGCGCTTTCCCTTGATGCCGTACTCCGACCCGTCGTAGGTGACCTCGTCCCCGATCTCGAAGCCGGGAACGATCTGGCGAGTGTAGGCGCCGCCGACGTCGTCGGAGCCGGAGGACTTGCGGGAGATGGAGTCCTTGTAGACCGTCAGGTCCTCCATCGGGACGTTGTACTCCCGCTCCGTGGTCGTGGCCCACATGACGTCGCAGGTCTCGGCCATGAGGTCGACCCCCATGATGCGGCCCAGGATGTTGCGGTCCTGCTCCAGGGGGCCCGAGTACTTCACGAGGCCGTCGACCTTGTAGCTGGCCACCTCGTAGGTCTTGGTCTTCGGAGCCTCGTCCTCGGGCAGGCTGAAGCGGTCGCTGACGAAGTCGGCCACCTCGGTCCCCTCGTCCAGGTCCGTGTCGATGTCCGGGAGGGGGACGCCCGAGATGATCCCGCTGACCGACTGCGGGCGGAAATGCCAGGGCGCGCGGCTGCCGGGCTTCCCGCCCTTGTAGCCGTACTTCTTGAGGATGCGGGTGAGGGTCAGGCCGACGTGGCTCAGGCTCGGATAGACGCCGGAGAGGTTCCGTCGGGCAATGCGGTAGATGCCTACCGCGTCGGAGTACGTCAACGGGCGCTGACGCAGCTGGTCGATGACAGCCCGTGCGCCCGTGTTGGGCCGAGGCAACTGGAGGTCATTGGTGGTCGTCATATAGGTATTATACCCTCTCCCTCCCAAGAAGGGAAGGACAATAGGCTCAGCCGAAGATGGCTGCGATTGCCGCGATGATGAGGATGAAGACGAAGAAGATGGCCCAGATCGCCAGGCCACCCCAGAGCGGGGCGGTCACCCAGAGCCAGCTCCAGGCGATGTTGCCCGTCAACTTGAGGACGAGGAACACCAGGAAGAGGAGGAACATCGGGGGCGCGAGATTGACGGAAACGTTGACCTTGCTCATTTGCAGTCCTTGTGGTCGTGCTTGTGGTGGAGCTTCGCACGCAACCAAGCGATCGCAAAGCTCAGTCCGGGGATGAACATCAACAGATAAATTAGGTCGTCCAACCCGCCGCAGAAGTGCATCAGCTCCCCATCCCCTCGGGACCAAGGTCGATCTTCTCGATCACGATGTCGGCTCCGTCCTTGTAGAAGTTCACGTGGCGGTAGCGGCCGTCCATCTTGTAGAGAGCGAGGAACGCGTCCGCTTCGTCCAGCGCCTTCTGAGAGGCGGAGTTCGGGCCGATGATCTCGGCCACGGCCTCCAGGTGGAAACGGGTGAGGGGCGTCATGGGTCGATCCAGCCGACCTGCCCGCTGGTGCAGATCACCTTCAGGAGGAGCCGGTACGGACGCCGGCCCTCCTGCGGGATGTACTTCTTGCGGATGACGAGGGATGGGGTGTCCGTGCCCAGCTCCTTCCGAAGCCGGGGAGACGGACGGTCGTATATCATCTTCATCATTAAGAAGATTATACCACGGAACCTACGAGAGGGGAAGGACTAAATGCTACGACTGAAGGCCATCTTCCCAGGTGACCGGCGCGTTGGTCTGCCCGACTTTCTTGGCACCCTCACGTTCGTCACGCTCGTCCCGGGAGGGAGGAGGGGGAGCGATGCCGAAGTTCCAGTCGCGGTCGTAGGCCACGATCTTGCGGCGCCCGTAGACCTCACCGAAGGTCGAGCCGGCACCGCAGTCGGCGCAGACGAACTCGAACTCGAACTTCACGCCGGGCTTCAGGATGACCTTGTTGATGAGTGAGCGCTCGTCCTCCTGCGCCGCCTTCACCGAGATCCACTTGTGCCCGCAGCACAAGTAGCTGTCGAAGGTGAGGCTGCCCCGCGTCTGCACGATCCGGGCCGGACGCGCTTCCTTCGGCGCCGGACCCTCGGCCGCCTGCTGGCGGTAGTTCTTCTTGCGGTTCACTGGTCACCTCCGCTGACGACCTGGTAGCCGTTGGCGATCTCCGGGCTGCCGACCGTGATGCAGTTCTTGCTGCCGTCCTTGGCGTAGGCCACCGAGCCCTGCCACCGGCCGATCTTCACACCGGCACGCTTGCCCGCCGCACGGGCGCGGTCCTTGCGGGCCTGACGCTTGACCTTGCGCGCCTTCCACTCCTGCTTGTCCTTCTGCTGGAGGGTCTCCTTCGGCTTCTCCCCCGACCCCTCGGCATAGGCCAGCGGGGCACGGTTATACGTGTTCGTGTTCGTACGCCCGTGGGTGCCGATCTTGATGACCTTGCGTTCCTTCTTCTCGGTGGACATGATCTCTCCTTGGTTACTTGAGCTTCCCGGGATCGAACCCGTCGATCTTGATCTCGGCGCGGGAGACCTGCATCTTCCCGTCGATGAAGTACTTCGTCCAGATGTCGCCGGCTTCCTCGCCCTCGCCCTTCATGGTGAAGAGCACGCCGGGGTAGGTCAGCGAGATGGCCTTCATCTCCGTCTCGTGGTCGTACCACTTGACGCTGTCCCACCGCTGGTCCATCAGCTCGCCCAGGTTGCCGTAGGTGGTATCAGTGGCGCGGATCAGGTCCATCGTCTTGTCGAACTCGAACGGCCGCTTGCAGGTCACGCAGGGCGGCTGCTTTTTCTGGGCCTTCTTCCCGTCCGGCAGCTTGACCTCGAGCTCGAAGCGCGTGTAGTACCCCATCAGTCCACCTCCAGCAGGAAGAACCTGCTCAGCTTTGCAGGGAAAGTGTAGGTCACCGTCTTCCCACAGCCGCAGCGAACCTTCGCCACGATCTTGTGGTGCATCCCCTGCGGGATGGCAAACTGCACCGGCTGACAGCAGGCGCAGAGGGCGGTGATGTAGCTAGTTGGCTCCACCCGTCGGCTTGCGGGGCTGGGTGTATCCCCTCGCTGCCATGGTGGCCAAGACGGCCTCCCGGGTGGTGCCTCGGGCTGAGGCGAGATTGTCGATGGTTCGGCTCATGATCTCCCGGCAACGGGCCGCCCGGTCCACGGGAGGCTGGTCGTCTTCCACCAGCTCCCCGCCGCAAGCGATGCATTCCCCGATGTCCGGGGCGTCGTCGAAGTCATGTTCCAGTCCACAGTCGGTGCAGGACAGGGCCACTTTGGCACTCCTTGGCAACTTATAGATCCATTATACTACAAAGAAAACCAGGAGTACACAGGAAAGTTTCAGGCGCCCGGCAGGAAGCGCTGGATGAGGGGCCACCAGCGGATGAAGTGGAACATGAACGAGTGATACAACTGCGCCCCCATGAGATAGCTAGCGAACATGATTGGATTACGCCCCCAGCCGCTGGACCTTTTCCCACATCTCCGAGTCGGGGAAGGGCAGGCTCTTGCCCATGACCACCCACCCGCCGTCCGACCCGGGCTGGGTCTGGAAGTTCGTGACCACCATGCCCGTCGAGGTCTTGAGCTCGTACCAGGCGTTCCGGGGAGTCGCCGGAGGATCACACGCCTCGACCTTCAGGCCGGTCAGCGTGGCGACGGCGTTGGCCAGGCCGCGGTGTCCGAAGAACCGGGGCTTCTCCTTGGCCTCGGGCTCCTCGGGCAGGTCCTTCGCGTCCGACCAGGTCCGCATCGCCTCCGCGATCTCCCGCAGGTCCTTCAGGAGCTCGCGCTTCCCGTAGTTCCCGTGGAGGGCGTGGGTCTCGGCGACCTTCAGGTCGAACTTCTTGAGGCGCCAGACCTTCTCGGCCCAGTACTCGTTCCCGTCCGCCGCGTACTTGGCCGGGTCGTCGAAGGTCGGGGTGAACGCGCCTTCCTCCCCGCAGCCCAGGCAGCTTTCCAGCTCCTCGGCTCCGGCCAGCCCGAACTGCTGGGCGAGGCGGACCTGGCCGAGCATGCGGCCACCGACGATCGAGAGCAGCATGGAGCTGGTCAGGCCGTAGCGGTCACGCTTGGCCCAGAAGTTGCGACCCGGTGCGACGCCCTTGGGGGCGACCACGATCTTCGCCCGGCACCAGACCTGCCAGTGGTCGTGCGGGCGCGAGTTCTCCCAGTGGCCGTCGCTGATCTGGCCGGAGAGCTCCATCTTGAAGAGGGCCACTTGCTCGACGTTCCGGAGAAACAGGGTCGCCATCGTTCATTACCTCCAATTGATAAATCCATTCTATCACCAGATCTATCTGGAGTACACAACTTTGAGCGAAGACTTCAGTGTTTCTTGGGGCGGATCCCGTGCTCGGTCGCCAGGTTCTTGACACCCTCCAGACCAGCTTCGTTCCACACTTGCACAGCCAGCGACATTCCCTCGGGGTATGCCCACGGGGCTCTACCCTCGTTCCAGGCGTCGGCGATGGCGTTCATCCACTTCCCCGCCTGGCGCAGTTCCTCTCGCTCTTCCCGTGTCACTGCTTCCCGTAGCGGTCTCTGTCGTGGTGGTCGATCGGCTTGAAGGTCTTCCTCGCCATCGCACCCCGGACCTGCTCGAAAGTGACGGGCTGAAAGCCCCAGCAGTCTACCCCTACGTCCAGGGAGAGGGAGTGCGGGTCATCTGGCAGGGATCCGTGGCTGTGTCCGTACAGCTGGTAGGACCCGAAGTGGCTCTTGTTCCAGACCCGCATGGCGTAGTGGCAGAGCACGATCCTCCGCTCCCCGCCGTCGGCCGTGTCGTCCGGGACCTTGATGTCGAGCAGGTCCTCGGTCTTCACGAAGAGCTTCCGGAACTCCGGGTTCTTCCGGATGTGCTTGTCGTGGTTGCCCCAGACCAGGTACTTGGTGCCGGGCAGCCGGCTGAAGAGCCTGATGGTCTTGGTCTGGTCCTTGTAGAAGGCGCAGTCACCCAGCACGTAGACCGTGTCGGCGGGTCGGACACAGGCGCGCCAGTTGTCCTCCATCGTCTGGTCCATCTCGTCCACATGCTTGAAGGGACGGTTGGCGTACTTGATGATGTTGGTGTGCCCGTAGTGCATGTCGCTCGTGAACCAGATCATTTGGCTTTCTCTCTTTGCCTTTCGTACGGGTCACACCGCTTGGACCCGGGCTCCGGACAGTCGGCCGGCACCTTGCTCCAGTCCACGGGACAGGTCGTCGGAGACGTGTCGTGGTCGTGGTCCGCCAGACAGATCTCGTTCGGGTCTTCCATCCCGCAGTCCAGGCACCAGGCGCCAGGCCAGCCGCTCCACCGATGGCTCATTCGTCGTCCTCGTCGTCTTCCCCGCTCGAGATGGGGAGCACCCACTTGAAGTCCTTGGGCGGCACGTAGCCCTCCCGCTTCTCGTCGAGGAAGACCTTGTAGTGGGGCGTCACCCCCGACCCTGAGAGGAAGGCCCAGAACTCGTTGTTCTTCCCCGTCTTCAGGTAGCGGCTCTTGCCCCAGTCCAGGGAGCCAGACTCCTGCTGCCCGTTCATGGTGACCGTGGATCCCGAGACGTTCCATGTCGCATCGTGGAAGCGGTACTTCTTGAACTCCCGCCCCTTGATGCAGTCGATTGCGCTCATGGGGTAAGTAGCTAGGCGGTGGCGATGGTGGACTTCTGCGCCTTCAGCGCCTTCGCCCGGCGGATGAGCAAAGGGAGGCGGTCCTTGCGGACGACCTCGACCCGCACCTCCGTCAGCACGAGCCGGATGGCGTAGATGATGTGTTCCTCGGGCGCCGAGAAGTCCACCTGCGCCCGGACCTTGCCGAGCTTCCGCGCCTTGGCGTCCTCGTCCGAGATCTGCAGGATGCCCGGGTGGTTCTCCGTCGGGGTGAATCCCGAGATGTCGATGCGGCGGACGTCGGCGGACTTGGCAATGTAGACGATCTTGCCCCCGCCCTGGATCTTGTAGAAGGCCGCCTGCTCCTTGATCTCCAGCCCGAGCTCCTTGACGATCCCCAGTACGATTTCCTTCTTCACGTGGTCTCCTTGGTTAGAGGTCGTAGCGGATGTCGAAGTCTTCGGTCTGACGGTCGGCCGCGTCGCCCGCCAGGATCTCCTTGTAGAAAGCTCGGGGCGAGTACCCCTCGCGCCAGTAGTTGCTGGAGAGAGCGGCGTCAAAGTCCGTCTCGTCGTCCCCCTCCTCCCGCATGATGGCGCGCAGCTGGTCCTTCCATTCCCTGAAGCTTACCTTGGGCATCACTCCTCCTCTGGTGGTTGACGGCAGGCCTTGCGGTTGCCGTCCTTCTTCCGGTCCTTGAAGCTCGTCTTCCGGCCGAGGCCGGGCTTGCCGAACGTGGCACGTGAGCGGGTCCGGCACTCCTTGGCCTTGTCCCTGGGGATCTTGATCGTGTCTATCACCTTCCCCTTGGCCATGATAGAACCACTTTACTACAAGACGAACGAGATGTAAAGGACTATTTGTCGATGGGTTCGTTGGCCCAGACCGAGTGGGCGCAGAGGCGGTGGATCGCGTCCGCCACCGCCTGCATGTCCTCAGGTCGGCACACCCCGTCGAGGTCCCGCTGCAGGTGCTCGAGGACTTCCCGGCTCACCTCGGTCTGAGCCATGTAGTAGTCCTTGTACTTGCCGAGGTTCGGGCGCCGGTTGATCCACTTGGCCAACGCGGCGTAGGCCCGCACCGAGGCGAGGAGCATGCTGGAGAGGGAGCTGACCGGGATCCTGGTCCCGCTCTTGCCACGCTTTCTGGTCTGCATGGTCTACCTCCCGTCCAGGCCGAACTTGTCCAGCTCCGGAGAGAAGAAGCCACGGGGCGGGCGCGCCTGGTCCCGGTCCTCCCACAGCATCTCCCCGACCGGGACGATGGGTTCCAGCCCGGCCAGCTGCCGCTTCATCATGCGGTCGGCCAGCACCACGTTCACCGCCGCCGAGAGGTTCAGGCAGTGGCGGCTGGGGATGAAGACGAAGCGGTGGGCCAGCGTCCGGATAGAGACCGGCACGTCCCCGTCCTCGGGCCCGAAGATGTAGACTGCGTTCTCAGGGTGGACGAACGTGGTCAGCGGCTCGCTGGTGGCCAGGAGCTCCACGACCACCGGTACCACACCCGCCGGGAACTGGTCCAGCGGACGGTCGTGGTTCGTCCAGACCACGTTCTTGTAGCCCTTCATCCGCTCTTCCCGCTTCAGGCGCTCGCCCGAGTTCAGGTCGATCTGGACCCGCTTCCCCGTCCACCAGAGCTGCTTGGCGTCGAAGCAGGAGCAGCCACGGAGGGCGGCACCCACGTTGTGGCTGAAGTTCGGGTTGATGAGGACCACGGCGGGCACCTCACCCTTCGGGACCTTGCGTTCCATCTAGCCCTCCACCTTGATGAACTCGGCTTCCTTGAGCTCGTACCGTTGGCCCAGGCCAGTCCCCAGGCCGACGCCCTTGGACTTGTGGCAGGCCTTGCACATGATCCCCCAGGGACCCATCTTGGTCTTGCCGTCGATGAACGTCTTCGTGATCCGTCCCCCGCAGATGTCGCAGGTGCAGGGACGCGTCCCCATCCAGAGCTTCGCCATGTGGTCTCCTTTAGAAGCTGAAGTCGTACCAGGCCCGACGGACTCCGACGGAGACCTTCGTGCCCTTGCCCATGGCGCACCCCTTCTGGACCCAGCGCCCGTTCTTGCGCTTGGTGAAGGTGTACGTCGCCCCCTCCGGGTTCGGCGAGTACTCGTACTCCTGGGACTCGCTCATCCCGTTCTTGTCGATGCGCTTGTAGCTGTCCTCACGCACCCTGAACCAGGTGTCATGGACTTCGATCACCGTGGCCGGAGTCTTGTCCGTCCAGCCGCACAGCGTCGCGCCCATTCCAACCTCGATCACCACTTCCTTTTTTTCCATGGTTCTAATCTATCACGGAGTCTACCTGAAGTACACTACTTATTGCTGTGAAGAAGAAGCGCCGCTACAAGTATAGGTTCAAGAACGTCGTCGTCGAAGGCAAGAAGTTCCGGGTACAGGGCTACGAACCCTTCTTCCTGAAGGACCTGGAACGCTTCGGGCTGACGGTCCACGACGTGGTGGTCCCCGCCCCGCCCATCAGGTACAAGATCGGCAAGCGCTGGCACACGTACTACCCCGACTTCTACATCCCGAAGACCAACACGATGGTCGAGATCAAGTCCCCCTACACCATGGCCCGGAACAAGCGCAAGAACACCGCCAAGTGGTCCTGGGCGCGGATGAGTGGCTACACCATGTTGGTGCTCGTGTATGACGGCAAGGGACGGCGGGTGATCTAGAGGTAGGGGATGCCGTGTTCGTCCTTGTCCCGCCGCTTGGCCTCCCGGTCCATCCGCTTCAGGACCTCGGGCGTGTACCCGATCTGGATGGGCTTGGCGAAGCACTTGGCCAGCAGGATGAGGGGGACGTACATCAGGATGCGGAGCCCCGTCAGGACCTCCACGACTCCCCAGACGAACACTCCGAGCAGGATGAGATTGAACATCAGGCCACCGCCTTCTCGAGGAAGTTGTGCAGCCGTCCGTCCACGCGGGCCTCGCCCACCGCGCGTCCTTCCTTCTTCATCTGCTCGACCACCAGACGGAGCATCCCCCTCCAGTAGCCGCCCGAGCAGTCCACCCCGAGCCTCTCGAAGCAGTAGCCCGACAGCATCTCTCCGGCCTCGAGCTTCGAGCGGATGATCTTCATGACCTCCTGCTTCCGCTCCACCTGCCGGCTGACCGTCGGCTCCGAGCTGGACTGACCCGCGGTCGGGTTCTCCGCCGGCTTGAAGTCCAGACCGTGGGCCGAGAGCATGAACTCGTACGGGATGCCGGCCGGACCGAAGCGGTTCTTCTCGAGGGAGAGCACCCGGTTGCCGCTCTCCTTGTCCCGGCTCAGGTGCATGTGGACGTCCACCTCGTGGACCAGCGCCATCGGGCCGGCCGCGTGGCCGGACTTGGTGACCTGGCCGACCACGAAGACGGTCACATCGTGGTCCTTCGAGAGCCGGACCAGCTTGCGGCAGACGGACTTCAGGAGCCGCTGTCCCGAGAGCTGGCCGTCCGAGAGGGTCTGGAGCGAGTCCTGGACCAGCACCTCGATGCCCTCGTCCAGGACGTACTTGACCAGCTGGTCCACGTCGTGGAGCTGCTTGATCTGGAACGCCCCCTTGATCTTGATGCGGTCCGCGGCCAGCTTGACCATCGGCTTGCTCTCTTCGTTGGCGTTGTAGAGCAACACCCGCCCCTCGTGGATGGAGAGGGAGTCCGCCAGCTGGAGCATGAACGTGGTCTTGCCAGCTCCCGGGGTGCCGGTGCACATGACGCAGGCCCCAGGCAGAACTCCGGGCATGTCGTCCCCGCCGAACATGGCATCGATGATGTCGTTGCCGGACTTGAGCCGAGTGTAGAACTTCTCGGGGACGCGGACCGAGGAGAGGAGTTCCGTCTTCTCGTCGGGCTTGACCAGTGACAGTGTCATTGGGTTCTCCATATCCAATTGAAATTACATTCTATCCCAAGATCCTTCAGGTGTACACTACTTTGTTCTACGTTTCTGGGGCAGCTGCTTGATCGCGTAGCCTGGCTGCGAGCAGGTCTTGGCATGCGTCACGTGGGCAGAGCGGATGCTCTTGCCCACCTTCGCCACCGCGACTCCACATCTGCACACCCACCACGGCTCCGTCCTCACGGGTGGCCGATCTCGGCCAACGCCTGCTGCAGCGCTTTTTCCCAGTGGTCGTCCTCCCAATTGTAGGGGTCTCGATCGAAGGTGGAGCATTCGATGTCGTGGAAGCCCCGTTTCGAGAACGTGGGGCAGTCGCACACCCCACGGGACGGGGTGAAGTTCATGATGATCTGCCCGAGCCTGAGGTCTGGCGCTCGCTGCCAGTACTCCGTGAGGAGGGCGATGATACGCGGAATCCTATTGGGGTCTCTCATAGGTACAATCATACCACAGAGAGAATGAAGAAGAAAGGAAAAAGAGTGAGGTTACTTGGGCGGTTCGGCGGGCGCGGAGAAGAGCCAGATGGTGAGCCGAGCCATGGCGTTGGTCCGGCCGGGAAGGAGCCCGAGGTAGGTGGACACTCCGGAGAGGAGGGCTGCGATGCCAGCCAACCGGCTCTGCCCCATCTTCAGGAGCATGAGGGTGAGGGCGCCCACGGAGAGCGCGGCCGCGCAGATCCCGAAGAGCAAGAGCCCCTGCAGGAGAAAGAGGGCGCCGACCTTGGTGTAGAGATTTGCTTTGTCCCAGTTCATGGGGATAGGTAGGCTGCGGTGGGGGAGGGAGCCGTGACCCCCTCCCCCCTCGGGAAGCCGCCAGGACTACTTGCTCTCCGCCTCGGGGGCCGGGGCCGGCTCCTCGGCGAGGACCGCCAGGGCCGAGTCGTAGGCCGCGAGGACCGCGTCGTCCGCCGCGTTGAAGTCCAGCTGGCCGCGCACCTTGCCGAGGTGCTTCTGGCGAGCCTCTTCCTCGGTGATCTGCGCGACCGCCGGGGACTCGACCGTGAACCCCGAGAGGTCCACGCGGCCGCCCTTCTTGGCCACGTAGATCGCGCGGCCCTTGATCTTGCCGACGATCTTGGTGAAGCCGCTCTTGTCCTCGGTGGCGAGGCCGTTGATGCGCTCCGCGGAGGTCAGCTGCGGCAGGAGGTGGCTGCCCTTGACGGTGCGCTCCCGGCGGGCCGCCTTCTGCGCCTCGGCCTTCTTGCCCGCCTTCTTGAGCTTCTGGCCCATGTCCTCGGTGCCTTCGGTCGCGGTCTCGATCGTCTCGTTCTCGTTCGCCATGTTCGTTGTCCTTTCAGTGGTCGGCTTCCCTGCCGATCCGTTGTCAACCAATAAGAAGATTATATCACAGTCTCCACCAAAGTGAAACAAAAAATGCTAAGACGTAGTCTTTTTTCACTCTGGGGACCTCTTTTTTTCCTTTATTATAGGAAGGAAAATGAGGTGACGGGACAGTCTAAGCTGAGATGCTTCTACTTGGTGCGGGGCCCGGTGCGCCCCTTGGTCGGACCGCCGGTGTAGTACACGGTCTCCAGCCCGTTCTGGTGGTGCACGAGGATCCGCTTGAAGCCGAGGGCGTAGATCTCCTGCTGCCCCGTCTCCGTGACCGCCAGGCTGTTCGGCGCAAACTGGATGAGGACCGCATCGTCGTACGGGGCAAAGTCTACGTTGTGCACGTCGATGGCCCCCACGAGCTCCACGACCCGCTCAGACAGCAGCTCTTCCAGCCGGTTGGTGTTCTCGATGGCACGGAAATACTCCTGCGCGAGAGCGATACCTTGGCCCCCGCGCCTGTCCCTAGCCCTTGTATTCATTGGAGTTCCTTTCGTGTGTGGTATCAAATAGAAAGTCTAGACGAGAAAAGGAATCTACTTCTTCTCCTTTTCATCCGGCACTTTTGATACCATGTAGGGAGCGCAGATCGCCCATGCCTCTTTGATTTCCAGACGTGCCTCATCGAGCGCGAATGCCGCTCTTTGCAGCCTCTCTGCCAGTTGGCCTCTGCCACGGCCGCCGTCGCTCCTGGAGTCGTCTGAGAGCTTCTTTGCCAGGGCGTCCAGGTATTCGGCCATGGCGTCGTACCGGAGGTCTCCGAGGAGCCTGGCGAGCTCCTGGGGAGGGATGTCGTCCCCGCTCTCGGAGTAGACCTTGACCTCGTGGACCTTCTTACTCATGGTCGCCTCCCTTCGGGATGAAGACCAGCCAGACGAACGCCATCACGGCGAAGACTATGAGACCCATACCGCTCCTCCCATCTATGCTCTAGGACTGCCCGTCTAAGCGGAAGACAGTGGCAGAGCTGCGTGGTCGTCGGGCCCTCCCCCTCGCAGCAGTCGAGGTAGGGTGGCTGACGACATTCACACTCTTCGAGGACCCTCTCGGCTTCCTCTATCCTTCCCACTCCACCAGCTCCAGACTCTCGCCCGTCTTCGGGTGTACCGTCCGGACGCGGACCGCTTCCTCTTTGTCTGAGGGCAGCTTCTTCCTGAGGATCTTGATCGGACCGACGGGCTTCCCGGTCTTCTCCCGCTTGCCGGTCGCCACCTCTTCGGCGATCATGCTGCGGTAGAGACCGAAGAGCTCCTTGTCGATCGGGAGCAGATAGGCACGGGAGTAGAAGTACCTGAAGCCGTCGATGTCCAGCGGCTTCTCTTCTTCGGGAGTCTTGGTGTCTTCGCTCATTCGAACCTCACAGACTTCAGGTGGTAGACGACCTTGGAGAGGGCGCTGACCCGTTCGAGCATGGGATCGGTGCCGACCGCCATGGCCGCCCCGTTGTAGGGCGGGTCTGGCTCGTAGACGATGTCCACAGGGAAGCCCTTCTCCTTCAGCTTGTTGAAGTAGGAGATCAGCTCCTCTTCGTTCTCCACCCACAGGAGCCGGATGCGGGTCCTCTTGTCGATGGGAGCCTTCAGGATGGACTCTCCGGCGGCGTGCCCCACGTTTACCATCTGCTTCTCGATGGGCAGGTCCTTCCGGATCAGGATGTACTGGGTGGGGACTTTCGTCTCTTCGCTCATGGTCTTAGACACTCCGCGCAGGCGTTCCACTTGATCGCCCGCCTCTTCCCGCAGTAGTAGCATGGGATAGGCGGGGCGTTTGATGGCTGGGGCGGGGGCGTGGAGGCCACGATCTCGTCGGCGATGGCCTGCGCCTTCCGTCCTGCTACCTCGTTGACCTCTCGGTCGAACACGTTGGCGATGGTCTCCAGCTCTTCCTTGACCACCATGTCCACCGCCTCGATGAAGGCCGACTTGAGCTCATCGGGCATGTGGTCCCATTCCTCTTCGTCTATCCCGTGATCGGTATGGAGGATGGAGGTGAAGGTCCCGTAGATCCGACGGGCGATGTCTGCCGGCGTGGGGCGGGTGTACTTCGAGGGCATGAAGGTAAATAGCGGATCAGAGACCGATCTGTTTGTCGACCTCGGCCGAAACGCACAGGCCCACTTCCAGATCGAAGTCCTGCGTCGGCAGACGTCCGGTGACGTCCAACTGCAGCTCCACCTTGCCCCCCTGGAGGTACTTCACGATGTTCTCCTGAAGGGCGGGGATGGCGACCGAGGTGGCTCCAGGCGCCGGCTTCACGTCCACCAGGACCACCGGGTTGTCACCGAGGAGAGTGACCTTGACCTCGTCGAGGAAGTCCAGGCTGGAGCCCTGGAGGGAGATCTGGCCGCCCGTCAGCTTCAGGCTGGTGACCAGGTCCGTCGGTGCCCCGCTCAGGTCCTGCTCGAAGGTCTTGCTTTCACTGACGGTGCCGACCGCGTTGCCGACCTGGCTTGGAGCTCCGGGGATGCTGACGCTCTGGCTCAGGCAGGCGCTCGGCTCCGTCGCCTGGATTACCACGCATCCACCCACCGCAAAGCACGTCGAAAGAACGAGGATCGTCGAAAGGATTGTTTTCATGACTCCACTCCTTTAGAACCACACAAGGAAGTTGATCTTCGCGCTGGGGGTCCAGACGCCCAGTCCGACCTCCTGCACCTTCAGGTCCACTCCCTTGGAGTTCTGGTTGATGTACGTCTGCAGCCCCGAGGTCTGCGTCCCGATGTAGCTGTATCCCGCCCTGATCCCGAACATGAACCAGTTCGGGTGGCCGAACTCCAGCCCACCGTGGAAGTTCACGTAGCCGTAGCCCACCGAGTTCAGCAGCGGGTTCTTCGGGTCCGAGGCGAACATCGCCACCACCCGGTTGAAGTTCCCCGGGAACTGGTAGCCACCCTCGATCGTCGCCGAGGGCGACACGTAGTAGAAAGGGGCGACGGTCACCCCGGCCCGGATGCCGCCGCTGGCGATGTCCGTGGTCCCGCCGACGTTGAACCGGAGGAACTTCAGCGGACGGATGACGGCGTCCACGCCCGCCCCGTCAGGCGCCCCCACGTTCAGCTGGGCACCCAGCTTGTTGTAGCCCCTGAAGAGCCAGTTCTTCTTCTTCGCCTCGGCCACGCCCGACAGGGCGAGCAGGGCACAGAGCATGAGCAAGAGCTTCTTCATCGTCCTTCTCCTTGTTCTTCGATCACGGCGACCATGGCTCCCTGGCTGTTGAAGGGAGAGACCCAGTAGTGGCACTCGCCATACTTGGGGCATGAGAGGTAGGAGCCGGCGCTCTTCGCCCTGCCTGTGTCCTCGTCGATCCTGGTCCGGTTCTTCATCGTGACCGTCTCCTTGTGGATCGGGCAGATGAAGTCGCTTGGTCCCTTGAAGGGTCTGGTCTTGTAGCTCTTCTTGGCCATCAGATCAGCTTTCCCCCGTGCCTCGTGGGTCGGGTCTCGTTGTACCTCATCTTGAGGTTGATGCAGGCGCCGAGATTGACGCCCGCTCGGGCGGCGAGATCGCACACCCTGATGATCACGTCGGCGAGCTCCACACCGAAGCCCTCCGGCTTCCCGTCCTCGATCCTGGTCTCGTCCAGGGGATGGCCGTTGCGGTACTCCTCGATCGCCTCGGAGACCTCGGAGTGGATCAGGGCGATCTTGGCCCCGATGCTGGTAAGCCTGCCCGGCTCCTCCTTCAGGTCGTCCCAGAAGCCCTTCTCGCAGGCCATGTTGTGCGCCTTGTAGGCGAGGTCGTTGATGTCGATCTTGTCCTCTTCGAGGATGACGGCCTTGATCTTGGCCAGTGCTCTTCCTTTTCTCATCTGGTAGCCCTTTCCTGTCACGACAGAGAACCAGTAGTCGTGCATGTCCTGCAGCGCTTCCGTTCCCATGTGGGTTGGTAGGATGGCGTCGATGCCACAGTACGGGCAGATCGCCGTCTGGTCATCGTCACACCATTCCTTGATCTTCTTCTTCTTGGGGGAGAAGTGGCGGAGGCAGTAGAAGCACGAGACGTAGGCGACCCGGAGGACGTCCGCTCGGTGGTGAGAGGAGAGCTTGTGATAAGCTCTGAGCTGGGAAGGTTGGAGGCCCATGGTTACATTATACCACGGAACCTCCTCCTTGGGAAGGACTAGTAGGTGTAGTCCTCGTCCGTGTAGGACGGCTCGTAGGCGGAGAACACCGGCTGGGCCAGCGACTCGGTGAAGGGACCCTCGGTCGTGGCCTTCTTCGAGAGGGTGTAGTTGCCGTTCTTGAAGTTGCGGTCGCAACGCTCGAGGACGCCGCTGCGGCTGTTCGTGCCGTAGAGGCGCGAGTCGAAGAGCCGACGCGTCTCGGGGCCGTACTTGCGGCCGGTGCCACGAAGCAGGAACTTGACGATCTCCTTGTGGGAGAGCCCGGTCTTGCCGGCCTTCTGGATCTCTCGGAGCAGCTTCTCGGTCTTGGTCGTGCGGCGCTTCGCCATGGTTTCCTCCTGGAATGTTGTGGCGTTGGAGATTTAAGTAGGTTCACCGTGAGAGCGGATGCTCTTGGCAAACTCTACGAACTTAACGAACTCCGGCCAGCTCTTGACGCGCGGTCCGGTCCAGCTCTGGTTCCACGGCCGGTCGAAGGCGACGGCGACACCCACACTTTGGAAAGGAGTGAGGTTGTGGAGACCGTCGTCGAGAAGGAGGTCGCCCTTCACCTCATACTTCTCACTGACGGCGTAGAACTTCTTCAGGGGGAAGAAGGGCATGTACTCACGCAGCCACTGCAGCTTCCCCTCGTACGCCAGGCCGGCGCACTTGGGAATGGAGGTCACGATCTTGACCTCGTGGCCAGCGTCGATGAGGGCCTTCATCCCTTCGATGGCTCCCTCGACGGGCTCCAGGTCCTGGTAGAAGTTCGGGTACCTCATGTAGTTCCTGAGGTAGACCTCACTGCCGGGGCCGAGGTTCATCTTCAGCTCCCAGTGCTTCATGTCCTCGAGGGTGAAGACCCGCGGGGCTGGGAGGTTCTGTTCCCTGGCTTCGATGGCCTTGTCGAGGTTGTACCACTCGAGGATGCGCTTGCCCCACTCGGCGAGCACCTCGTCCTGGTCGACGAGAATCTTCATGCTTCCTCCTTCATAATCCCGTCGAGGTGGTTCCACATGTCCTCGTTCTCGCCGGCGACGAAGAGGTTCCTCTTGAAGTCCTCGTACTCCTTGCGGTACATGTCGACGAGCTTCCCGCCCTGCTCGACGTTGGCGATGCGGTCCGCCAGCTTCAGCCGGGTGGCGCCCTTCACGGCGCGGATCTTCGGGTACGTCAGCATCCCTCTGATCTTCCTGTTTGCCCCGGGCTCATTGGTCACGGCTCCGACCAGGTCTGCAACCTCGGGGCCGAAGAACTCGTAGATCTCCTTGAGCTTCGTGTTGGTGTCTTCCACCACGTCGTGGAGCCAGGCGGCTTCCAGGAAGTACTGCATGTCCACTCCGAAGCGGCGGAGCACCGCTTCCACGGCGGCCAGGTGGTGGCTGTAGGGGAGACAACCCGAGTACGTCTGGTTGCCGTGCTTCACTACAGCGAAGAACTTTGCCCAACGGAGCGGGTCCATGTTACTCCTCTTCTTTCTCCCACTGGATGATCTTGTACTCCGAGATGTCCAGTGCCACGATCTCGGCCTTGGTCAGCTTCTTCAAGGCGCTGAGGCGGAGCTTCTTGAGCTGGTCCTTCTTCTTCTCCGCCTGTTCCCGCTGACGGTCGGACTCCAGGTGGTCCTCCCACCAGTCGGCCAGAGCCCGGGCCTTGCGGTCCCGTGGATCGTAGAGGTAGACGTCCCGCTCCCCCTCGCTCATCGCCTTCAGGATCGCGCATAGGACCTTCACGTGGTCCGTGTTGCAGTAGCAGTCCTTGGCGTCGTTCTTCAGGGAGCTGGTGACCGGCTTCCCCATCTTCTCGTAGAGAGAGACGAGAAGCTGGGCCGCTCTTTGGCTACGTGCCTGTGCCCCGGTGGGCGAAGGCCAGTCGTCACGACAGGGCATCTAGTCCTCCCACTTCTCGCCGGGGTACTTCTTCTCGTACTCCCGCTTCTCCGCCGCCTTGCAGGCCGTGCAGCCCTTCCAGCCCGAGGCCGCGCCGCCCTTGGTGTCTCCACCGCATGATTCGCAGCGGACGTTGCAGGCGCTCTCGGCCACGCCGATGGCCGCGTGGATCTCGTCGTACTTGGCGTGGAGGGGATGGTTCTCCTCGAAGAGCCAGGGATTGGTCTCCGAGTTGTGGTTCTCACGGGTGACGCCCGGGGTCTCCACGTCGATGTAGATGCGGAGCTGGCAGAACTTCTGCTTCACCTGGGCGAGCTCCCATTCCAGCCCGGCTTCCTTGGCGATCGCAGCCACCTTCCGTAGGGCTTCGAAGACCGGCTCTTTCCAGCCGTCACCGATGGAGAAGCCACAGGGCGGGTACTTCTGCCCGATGGACGCCAGGAACTCGGTCTGCTCCCGGTGCTGTCGTTCCCACTTCTTCTCGGTCTCTTCCATCGAACCCTCCATGCAAGCGTGTGCCATCTGATCCTATTATACTACAGGATCCTACGAGATGACACCGTGTTCTGCCCGGAGCGCCTCTTCGCGCTTCCGCTCGATCTCGAGGCTCATCTTGTGGAAGAGGGTGAGGTAGACGATCAGGTCCATGATGCGGCTCCGGATCGGCTCGTTGCTCTTCACGGTGCAGCCGTTCTTGATGTACGACTGGAGGGCGCGAAGGTGCTTGTTGAAGAAGGTGTACCAGACCTTCTCCATCGGGACGTCCACGTCCTGGGCGACGCCCCTGAAGTTGGCGAGGCGGTCCTTGCTGCCGACCGTGTACTCGGCCCCCTTCTCGGCGAAGCACTTGATGCACTCCGCGTAGAGCTGATCGATCTCCGGATCCCCCGTCAGGAAGGCGGTGCCCAGCTTCTCGATCGACTCCTGGATCAGACCGGGGTTGGGCAGGCTCTGGAGCTCTCGCACCCGCTCGATCGGGGCGCCAGTGGCGATCATCGCCATCCGCTCCTCCGGCCGGGCGTCCTTCGGGATCTTGCCCGGGGCCGGCGGGAACCGAGACTTGTTCTCGGCCATGTAGTTCGTGCTGTCGAACTGCGGTGCTTGTGTGGCAGCTTCCACCAGCTCGGGCCGGATCTCGGGGAGGATGTCTCCATCCTCAGCGTTCTGCGGACCGTTGCGGTGACTGCCGTTCAGGTTGTCATTCATGGCGATACCTATCCCCTCACCTTTGCTAGGGCCGACTGCCACTCTGCCGGAAGCAGTGACTCGTCTCCGAACTCTCCCAAGGCGTCCATCATCTCGACCAGCGCCGCTCGATCGGCCTTGGTCAGTCGGACAGTTTCGTAGATGTTCCTGCGCCACTGCTCCATGGGAGAGGGGAAAGCTTCCTTCAGCAGCTCCTCGAGCGCCTCGGCGACTCTCCGACACTCCCACAGCACCACCCCTGGTAGCCGGAGGTACAGGAAGTCACAGAAGTTCTTGAGGCTTCCTGTGAGTCTGATCTTGGTGTACTGGTTCTGGGTGTTGTAGATGCGGGCGATCCCCTTCTCGACTCCGGCAGCGACTGCCCGGTCATAGAGGTCCCGGGCCATCATACAGAGAACCTGGCCAGACTCCTTGAACTCCCGAGCCACCGCGTCGTCCACCAGTTGGATCGGTCCGCCGCCCTGCATGTTCGTCTTGCTCTGGGCGCGAACCTGGACCGGGTGGTAGTAGAGGTTCGGCATTTGGACGTAGCGGCCGCTCATCTCGTTGCGAGCGAACCACTTCCGGCCAGACTCCTCAGGGGTGATGATCTCCACATCTTCGTCGGCGACCTTCGATACCGTGCGGTGGCGGTCCAGCTCCCTGAGGACGAAGAGCGGGGTCATGATCTCCACCTTGACCACCACCCCCTCGAACGGGGAGGTGTGAGCGTCCTTGGTCAGACGTTCCTGGAGAGCCGCGTCCTTCTCCGGACCGAGGCGCCCCTTGTTGGTGCTGGTGCGGGCGTCCTCGGCGGGGGTGAACTCGTCCCCCATGCTGTCCAGAAGGTGCACGTATCCGATACCGTCGCCGTAGATGTCATCGACGCGATCCATGGAAAACTCCTGATGTCGGGAGCTAAGGAGTGAAGGGGAGCGGGAGGGAAGGAACGAAGGGAGCCGGGTCGGAGTACTTCACCCGGTCGTCGGGGTTGTTACAGATGGCGTACTGGCACGGGTCATACCCACCGCCCTGCGGAACATCTCCACCGTCCGGCTGCCAGTCGTCACCCGAGTAGGGCTCCGAGAGGTCCGCCGTCCGAGCCAGGTCCACACCTTGGGGTGCCGCCTGCATGTCACCACAGCCAACGAGAAGAACGACCAGTGCCAGTAGGCGCATCATGGCTCTACCGTCCCTTGCCGACGGGCAGGTCCCAGAGCAGACCGAGCATCAGCTGGGAGCTGGAGAACGAGTTCCCGACCACGTGCGGGGCGTCGAGGTACCTGGCGCTGTTCGGACCGGTGGACACCAGGACCCCGTTGTTCTGGGCCAGGTAGACCGGGTCGGCGAGGTTCACACGCCAGTCGATGAGCAGGGCCAGGTCGCACTTGAGCTTGACCTGCACACCGGCGCCGAGGATCATGTCCAGGCTGCGGGGGACGTCGGTGTTGTTGTTGTAGCTGAACACCGTGCCCGTCGCCTGGATGCCGGGGTCGACGACGTGGACCAGGACCCTCTTGCCCTGGTAGACATAGATCAGGCCCTGGGCCCCGATGCCACGATCGATCGCGCTGAAGATCCGGAAGCCGAGGTGAGCCTTCGGGACGCGGACCTGGATGCCGAGGTTCACCGAGTAGTACTGGTCACGTACCCCGACGCCTGCGGCGCCGTAGATGCCGAAACGGGGGTCGCTGTCCTTGGCTTCGCACTCGGTCACGTGGGGCCGGGTGCAGGGCTTCTCGACGACCTTGGTCGGGCCGGGGACGGTCTTGATGACGGTCCGCTCCACGACCACCGGCTCAGGGGCCGGGGCGACGATGACCGTCTCGGGCGTGGGGGTGACCACGACCTCGGGGGCCTTGATGACCTTCTTCTTCTTCGGGACGCAGACCGTGATGGTCTTCTGGTAGCACTCGCCGGGCTTGTGCTCCGCGGTCAGGCCGAGGGTGGGCACGCACACCAGCAGTGCTGCGATGAGGATATGGCGGATCATGTTAGTTGCCCCCCTTGTGGCAGTCGTCCTTGTCCTTCTTGCACTTCAGGACGCAGTCGTTGTCCTGGTCCTGGCAGTGCTTGCGCCGGTCGTGGTCTTCTCTGTCACAGAAGTCCCGCCCCTTGTTCGGATCGTGGAGCTTGGGGGTGCCGTCGATGCACTGCTTGTGGTGGTCGTCGTTGTCCTTGTCTCGGTCGTCGTGATCCTTGTGACACTTCAGCTTGCAGTCGTCGCAGTCGCCGTCGCAGTCACGCTTCGCCATGTCGGGCGGCGGGGCGTGGCCGAGGTCGCACTGCCCACCGGTCGTCATGTCCGGCGGAGTGGTGGCCATGTCGGCGGGTGCGGTGGACATGTCGGGGCTCGAAGCCACGGCCATGTCCGGAGGAGTCGGGGCTGTCGTCATGTCCGGTCCCGGCGCTTGCGGGGTGGACATATCGGCGACCGTCGCGGTCGGAGTGGGCTCCGACTGAGTCGGCGGCCAGTGCTCCCAGCTGACCTCCCCGTAGTTCGGGCAGCCGGCCAGCATCAGCATGGCGACCCCCAGTGCCAGAATCGTTCTCATGTACTTCAGTCCTTTCTTCCCGGAGTCCGGGAAACAGATGTGCCTATACATACCATTCTATCACAACTCGTACACAAAGTGTCCACGAGCTGCATTGCTGAAGAGGATCCCTGCCTCGCTCCGGTTCCCTCGGGACATGTGAACGTGTCCGAAGAAGTGGGCACGCACCTTGCCCCAGACGTAGAGCCGCTCGTTGATGTAGCTCCGGACGGCGCGGGAACCGTAGTGGTTTCCCTCAGCATCCAGCATCCCGTACGGCGGCGCATGGGTCAGGAGGAGCTCGATGTCGGTGGGCAGGTGAGTGACCACCTCATCGAAGTTCCCCTGGTTCGGACGGATCATGAGACCCTCCGGCGGCTTCCCGCTCTCCTCGAACTCGTCGCTCCACTCCCCAACGATCTGAGGTATGCCGCGGCACCCACCGACCTTCAGGCCGTGAACAACGGTGGTCCGGGATGGATCTAGGTTGACCTCCCACACGTCCCCTCCGAACGCATCGGAGAGGTCTGCGAAGTCGTGGTTGCCACGGACGCAGATGACCGGGTTGTCCCGGCTTTCCGCCGGCATGAGGTCACGGTAGGAATTGAGAACCTCCTTGACCCACCGCTTCTGGTGCACCGCCTCGAACTCGGGATCGAACTCCCGACCGACGGGCCATCCCGGAGGAGCGACATCCCCCTCTTTGAAGAGGTGCATGTTGGCGCGCCACAGCTTCTTGTCACGCCCCCACTTGTTCTCCAGCTGCAGGAGAGGGAAGTTCGGGAACATGTCCCCCGTGCAGACGTACAGGTCAGCCGCCGGAAGCTTGTTCCGGTCGCTGTGCCAGTCGCTGAAGTGACATACTCTCATTCATCCCCCGTTCCCTCGAAGCGTCGCCTGATCCGCCTGCGCTCCTTCTTCGACTTCTTGCCCGGTATCTGGTAGTGTCCGTCGCGGTCCTCATTGCTTACCGCTTCGTCCTGGCGACTTGAACAGCTCGCCCGCAGCTTGATCCTTCTTGTGCTGTGGCTACTCTTGAACCTCGGCCTCTTTATCACTCGGCGGATCTCCCGGAGGCAACGCCTCCTCTTCGTCCCATTCCAGGCTCGTCTCATCGACGAACTCCTGAACCTCGATCGGCTCTGCCGTCTGCTGAGCCTTGTAGGTCTTGGTGATGTCGACCCACATCTTGAACGTGGGGCGCCGCTTGAGAGGAGTGACTCCCTCGGGCAGCTTCCCCTGCTTCGCGATGATGCCTGCCTGGTAGCGCTTCTCGGCACGCCAGAGCTTCTTGAACTTCTCGTAGGCCAGCTTCTGCTGGTTCCGCTGCAGGCTTCTCATCGCTTCCTCTTCTTCTTCGGAAGCTCTCGCTTCCCCTTGGAGTTCGCCTGAGCGACCACCCCACGACCACCGCGGGTCCGGTGCTTCACGACGTTCGATCCGTTCTCTTGAGGTCCCTCGTCCCGCGGAGGAGCGGGACAGCACCAACAGTCGCCGATCCAGCTCATCCCATGTACCGGCCGTGCTCGGGGCAGACACACGCCATCGCCTTCCACTCGCCGGCCTTTCCGCACTCGGGGCAGAGTCCGTCCTTCTTCCGCTGGAGCTTGAGGTCCGTGGTGGCCGGCTTGATCATCGGGTCCGTCTTCTCTTCGTCGTCGAACTCGCCGGGATCGACGTACGGCATCGACGGGGCGATCCAGTGGGTGCCGTACTTCTTGACGTAGCCTTCCACGTCGAGACCGGCCGGGGCGTACTTCTTCAGGCCCTCCATCCCCTTGGACTGGTAGATCTCCATGGCCGCTCCGTAGCTGAAGGAGCCGTAGGGCAAGCGGAACTCGCAGTCCTGCTCGTAGTGGGGGTGCGGCTTCATGCACTGCTTCGCATCCTTGCAGCCGTAGCCCTTCGCTTGGTAGCCGAACTGAGCATCGAGCGGAACGTGGTCGAGGTTCTTGGGCGGTGTGTACTTGTACTCGAGGATGACTCCGTCGATGTCCATCGGCTTCCTGGGCTTGATGCCCGCGAGCTTCTGCATCCGGGTCTGGTCGAGCTGGTCTCCCATCATCGGGAACCCGAGCGCCGAGAAGAAAGCGTTGTCGTCCACCAGGTACTTGTCCCGATAGACCTTGTTCAGCGCCTCGGAGAACTGGTCGGTTAGCTCGGAGTACTTCTTCTCCTTGAACTGGGCGACCGGCTTCACATTCGCCGGCAGCGGAGACGTCGGGCCGTAGTGGGTCTGGTTGCAGTGCTTGTTGAACGCCTCGGTCAGCTTCGCCAGGTTCTCGTTGAACAGCTTCAGCTGCGCCAAGATTTCGATGTTGATGTCCATGCTCACCTGTCCTATTATACCAAAATAGTGGTTCCAGGTGTTAGCGATAGTTGCGAATGAATGCGCGGTACTCCGACCAGCAGGCTTGCTTCTCGTGTCCCTCGTAGCTGACGCGATCGGTGCTGACGTACGGGTACATCAGGCACGAGTCCCAGCGGGTGTTGTGTTCGAACCCGAGCAGGTGACCTACCTCGTGACGGGACACGGAGCGCCGGATGTTCCCGTTCCGCTCCGTGAGCCAGTCCTTCCAGAACATGATCGCCCCGCCGGTGGGGACCTCGAGTCCGGGGAAGATGTAGGCGGTCCCGGCGACCTTCTCCTTCTCCCCATCTTCGAGGTACTCTTTCATGGACCAACCGACCGCGATCCCCTGGTCTGGCTTCTTGATCGTGCCGCAGGGGACCTCCTGAAAGAGATCCTTCTTCGTCATGTCGTCCCAGTAGCGGAACCCGTCGCGGACGTCGGCCTTGAACTTCTCAGGGAAGTCGCAGGTGAAGTTCCACTTGACGGGGAAAGAGACGAAGACTTGATCGTGACCGAACTTGTTCTTCCGAAGGGTGGTGCCTTCGGCCCAGGCGCAGGATCCCAGGACGAGGAGGAGAGAGAAGGTGAGAGCTAGCAGCTTCACTCGTGCTCCAGATCACCCATGTCCTCGAGCTCGTCGAGGATTCCCTTGCGCTCTCTGGTGGAGAGGTTGTAGTTCTCCTTGGCCCGCTTGGGGATGGAGTTCTCTTCCTTCCAGTCGGCGAGGATCTTGATGAGCAGCGGGTCCCGGTTCATGTAGGCGTCGACCACCGCGGTGAACAGGGTCTGGAGCTTCCAGTTGTCCCCCTTCAACAGCTTCTTCAGCGCCTGGTAGTCGTTCCTATGGATCCGGAACGGGACCTGCTGGATGTTCTTCTCCTTCTCGGAGAGGGCCACCGGGTTCTTGAGGCGTTCGAGATCCTTGTTCTTGTCGTCCACGGATCCCTCTTACGCCTGACTTGAGTAGGTTCCGAGGAAGGGAAGGTTCCCGATGCCGCCGCCCGCCACGACCGACGGCTTGATGCCGGCGTCGAGCATGGGCTGCAGGTCGACCTTGTCCGAGGTCCAGCTGATGGTGTGCTGGCCGGGGAGCGGGTCACCGACGTACGGCAGGATGGGATCGATCCACGGCTGGACCGGGGCGATCCAGATCGGGTGGGTGTAGCGCCACGGCTGACAGACGGCGCATCCCACGCACATGCTGTGGAACTCGTACCGGACCGGCTGCTTCTGGATCTCGTCCCGCATCAGCTGGCGGAACTGCTCCTTCTGCTCCTCGGTCAGGAGGATCTTCCTCTTGGACTTCGGGGCCGGGGACTCGTTGGCCGTGTCGTGCTTCCTGGCCTTCTCGTAGCTGGCGATCTCTTCGGCGGTTCCCTCGACTACCTCTACGGATCCGTCGGGGAGAGTGATTGTCTTCTTCATGGCTTGCGATGCTCCTCAGGTCTAAATAGGAAGCTGCAGCCGGTTTTACCCGTCCAGCTTGCGGATTTTGATACCTGCTGTGGCAAGCAGTTCCAGACCGTCCGTCAGCCGGTACGGCTTCTGGTAGACGACCTCGGAGATGTTCGCGTTGACGATGGCCACGGCGCACTGGTAGCAGGGCTGGGTGGTCACGTACATCTTCTTCTTCGCGACGCTGGTGTAGTTGGCCTTGATGAGGGCGTTCACCTCGGCGTGGAGATGGCCACAGAGGCCGGGTTCCAGGCTGAGGCAGTCGTTGGAGATCCCCTTGGGACCTCCGTTGTAGCCGACCCCGAGGACCTGCTGGTTGTCCTCGGTGACGATCACGCAGCCGACCTGAAGCCGGGAGCAGGTGGACCGCTGGGACAGCGTGAGAGCCAGCCCCATCCAGACGTCGTCCCAGGTGGGCCGATCAGTTGGACTCATAGAAGCGAACCTGTCTCCGGGTCCGTCTACGAACGTAGAAGGTACCGGCGATGGGCAGGGCGATGAGGGCCATGATCACGAAGAACTCCATCAGGGTCTCCACTGTCTGTAGTTGATCGCCAGTAGCCAGACGATCAGCAGCACGACGACTGCCCAGGTCGGCATCACTCCAGCTCGAGGTCGTTGTTGTCCAGCACGAAGGCGCGGGCCAGGACGTCGCTCTGCTCGATGAGCTGGGTCTCCTTGCCCGTGTTCTTCACGATGAGGACCAGGTCCGTGTCGGCGTCCAACGTCGGACCGTTCGGCTCCAGCACCGTCAGACCCCTCTGCAGACACCCACGGGTCCCGAAGACCTGGAGGGGGTAGTTGCAGCTTACCCCGAGAGGGACCCTCACCGACGCCCCCGCAGGGATGTTCAGGACGATGGGCGCCTTCAGATTGAAGACGCGGGCGGGTCCTACGCGGTTCGGCTTCACACCGTCGGTGACGAGGAAGCGAACGGATTCTTTCTTACGTGCCATGTCAGGCTCCTTCTTTCTCGATAAGTAGGTCTTCACCCATGTCCACCACATCATTGGCCACGTCCTCGATTCTGTCGACGAAGTACCGGGCGTCCATGTGCTCGATCTGTTCGACGTTCTCTCTGCGGATGCGGTCCCGCTCCTTGAGGGGAAGTCCGGTCAGGGTCTTCACCACCTCGATCATGTCCCACCCGTCGCCGGCGATGAGGCCCGGCTGGACGTAGGAGGAGATGCCGAGGTGAGAGCCGAGCCCCACCGGGATCGTACCGAACATGAGCGCCTCCCACGGACGCGGGGTGATGAACCCTGTCTCGAGGTAGCTCTGCTTCGCCAGGATCGGACAGGCCACCGCCGAACCGTAGACCCGACGGAAGTCCGCCATGGTGATCCGGTCGTTGTAGCTCACGTTCGGCCAGAGCTTCTTGCACTCTTCGACCGTCCGCATCCAGTTGCCCCAGAACTCCACCTGCCCCGGGAAAGAGTCCGAGACGGGCTTCAGCCACTTGGTGATGACGTCGTCCCGCTCGTACCGGCTGCCGATGTAGACCAGCTTCCGGTTCTCGTCCGCCTCGAGGGTCGGGTGCTGCATGAGGTCCGCCACGATGGTGGGGAACTCCACGCTGGTCCGCCTGGTGACCAGGTGCAGCGGCTTCTTCGAAGTCTCGAAGACCGCGTCTGGAGACCAGGTGATCTCGTCGTGGCCCAGGAGCTTGTGGTCCAGGTCCCAGAAGATGAGCTTGGTGCCCCGCTCCTTATAGTACCGCAGGATCTCGTACTGCCTGAAGAGGTCGGGCTGGAGCTCGATCTTCTTGTCGGCGTACCCCGAGGCCATCATGGGCTGGCCGCTCTTCGCGTCGCTGGGGAAGCAGGGCGCGCCCTCCCACGAGCAGCAGTTCCGTCCGAAGATCGGGAACCTCCACTCGACCAGCAGGACGTCCAGCTCGGGGAGGTCCACCCCGTTGGTCCGCTCGATGCCGAGGTAGGCCTCGGTCCGCTTCTCCTCACTGAACGAGGCGAAGAGGTCCCGGCCATACTTCATCCAGCCCTCGCGGTCGCGATCCTTCTGCATCGTGTAGACCGTGTAGTCCCGTTGCAGAAGCTCCCAGATGATGCTCCAGGAGTATGCGGCGTTCCCGTCCGGTGTGGAGACGGCCTCACCGCCCTCGCGTTTGTGATCTCCGAGGAAGCCCCAGTAGGAATATCCGATTCGCATAGACCTATTATACCACAGTTAGCAGCGCATGAGAAGGTCTTTGCCAGGACCGTGGTGCGCCTGGTTGAGCTTGTCCTGCTCCTTCTTGCCGCCCATGGACGGGTCGATCTCGTGGATGAACACGAGAGAGAGATGCTTCTTCACGGCCTCGAGCTGCTTCTCGTCCAGGGTCTTGGGATCCTGGATCTCGAAGAACCCCTGCAGCCAGAAACAGAAATCCCTAGAAGTCATTTTGCCACTCCTCTTCTGCTTTGCGTCGTTCAAGAGCGTACGCAAGCGCTGCCTCACCGATGAGCCGCTTGAGTTCTTCCTCATTTTCCTCCGACCTTTCCGTGCGGAAGTCCGCGAGAGAGCGAACCTCGATGGGCCGCCCGTCGACGACGGCGTTCTTGATCCCGAGCTTCATGCCTGACGAGATGCCCTTGTCGACGAAGAAGATCGAAGCCGAGGCCTGGGTGTTCCAGGCGAACCCTGCCTCGATGCCGAGGGTCCGCTCCGCGGGGACCTGGTCGTCGAGGACGCCGGGCTGGGTGTAGAGGGCGTGGCTGGCGTACGGCGCTTCTCCCTTGATCAGGCAGTCGTGCATGGCAGCCCGCAGGTAGCGGAGGTTCTCCTCCACCCCCTCGGGATCCCAGCTGCCGTCCGGCTTGCGGGCCGCGAACGGTGACTCGACGATGACCAGTCTTAGACGCTTCATCATGTCTCCTATCTCATGAGGAGCGGGATGATGTAGTCCAGCTCCGACTTGGTGTCGTTCTTGTAGTAGTCCACGTTCACTGGAACGACGTCGCAGTTCGTCCACTCCATGAAGTCGAAGTAGGCGTCGTGGATCTCTTTGAGCTTGTTCTTCGGGACCAGCTCGTCCTCCCGGTTCTTCGTGTAGTCTTCACGCCACGGGATGATGATGCGGGCGCCGAGCTCACTCCACTCCCGGTCCAGCTGAGAGAGGACCGAGAAGTTCGTCTCCCTCTTGAAGACCATGGAGTATACCCACTCGCTCGGCCAGGCGCGGTCGATGATGACCGAGCACCCGGTCTGCTTGAGGAATTGGGTGAGGTACGTCTGGTCGAACTCCAGCGCCTCCTTGAACTTCCCCTTGCGCCAGTTGTCGTGCTCCGAGTTCATCTTGAAGTACGGGACGCCGATCTCTTTGGAGAGAGCCTTGGCGATGGTGGTCTTCCCCACGCCGTCCGGTCCTTCGAAGAGGATGATGTCTTGCTTCATGTCAGACTCCCGAAGTTCCGCCGCCGTGGCGCCGGAAGAGCTTGGACCAGATGACCATCGCTTCCCCCAGCCGCCTGAAGTACTGGGCGTGTTCTGGGTACTCCGAATAGGCTCCGATGTGTTGCCCCATCTCGCCATAGCAGCCATCCAGGTCGAGCCCCGGAGAGATCTGAGCCTTGTCGACGTGCTCCCAGAACTTCTCGTTGACCTCGATGCCGTTCGCTTCCTTCTTCAGGTTGGCGAACGGGTTGCTGGCCCGCTCGTGCCGGATGTAGGGCATGCCTGTCGAGACCTGAAGACGCTTCACGTCCGCGATCTTCTTCATCAGGATGCCGCACCAGATGTCGCCGAACCTGTCGAAGGCCAACTTCTCCAGCGCCAGGCCCGGAGAGTCCGGGACCGTGAGGAGAGTCCCCAGGGGCGGGGTGTAGATCTTGCTGTTCTCTCTGGAGTGGAGGACCTGGCCCATGAGCAGGTGGTACATGAGGACCGTCGCGTCCCGGCGCCACATGACGTTCATGCCGCACATCGGGAAGTACGAGCCGTTGGGCACGATCCGGTTGTCGAAGCTGAACTCCTCGGGGATCGGGTTGGCCAGCTGGAACGGGGCGTCGTAGTCCAGCACGTTGGTCCAGAGCCCGTGGTTGACGATCACCTTGTCGTTGCGACCGAGGTTGTAGAACGGGATGCCACGTGGCTTCACCTTGTTCAGGGTGTTGAACCACCGGGTCCGCTTCTCCAGGTACTGGAGGTGGGAGGCGACGAACGACTCCCCGTCCTCGTACTGGAGTCCATCCACATCCCTCGACGGCGGGTAGCAGTCGTCGTCGAGGGTGAGGATGAAGTCGTAACCCATCTTCCAGGCGTAGTAGTACGCGTAGCTCCTGACCGTGTCCGAACGCCGGGGGATGATCCAGCTGTCTTTCCCGAGGTCAGCCTCGATGTCTTCCCAGCAGAGGTGGACCGCTCCCCACCGCTTGTCGACGCTGGAAACGTCGAAGGTCTTCTTCGGATTGTCCTCCATCACGATCAGGTCGACTGCCTGATAGAGACCGAGGGCTTCCCACCGGGAGATGAAGTCCTTGAAGGAGTTCTCCCGGATGGTCGGAATGACGAGAGCGACGCGCATGGACATACCTAGATGTACTCCCCATCGACGATCTTGAGAGCTGCTCGGCGAACTTCCGCCATCGAACCGTAGGGACCGTGCGGCTTCTGGACTCCCGCCTGGACGAAGAACCACTCGTCCTCGATGCGGGTGATGTGGCCAAGATAACTGTCCTTGGCCATCTTGGGACCGTTCTCGTGGATGCTATCGACGCCTGCTCCGTCGCTCATCCAGGTGATCTTGATCTTGGCCATGTTGGCTCCTTAGTGGGACTCGGGAGTGCCGCCGCCGTTGCTGCCGTTCTTCGAGAGGCCGTCCTTGATGAGGCCGGCCAGGAGGACGTTCACCAGGCCGCCCTGGTTGTTGCCGTCGAGACCGCCACCGGCCATGATCTCCGGGACCAGGGCGTGACCGGACGAGGAGAGGGCGCGTGCCACCTCGATGAGGGCGTAGTTGGCCTTGCCGTTCGCGTCGGTCTTCTTCTGGATGACCTCGGCCTCGGCCGTGCCGACCGCCGTGATCTTCTTGCCCTCGGCGTCACCGATGGCCACGAGCACCTCGGCATCCGCCTTGGCGTTGATGGTCTTGGACTGGGCGTCGCCTTCCGCCTTCTTGACCGCCGACTGGGCGTCGAACTCGGCGATCTGGACCTTCCGCTGGGACTCGACGACGTTGGCCTGGGTGGCCGCCATCGCCTTGGCCTGCTCGAACTCCTTGCGGGTCTCCTCGGCCATGCGCTGGGTGTCGAACGTGATCTTCTCCTGCTCGGCGATCTTCCGCTTCGTCAGGGTCTCCATGAGGGCGTCCGGCGGGGTGATGTCACCGATGAGGGTGTCCACCGCTCCGACGTTGTACTCCTTCAGGGCGTTGTTGATGGAAGCCCGGGCGTCCTGCTGGCGCTTCTCGCGCTCCTTGAGGAAGGCGATGGCGTCCGAGCCCTGGGCCGCGTTCCTGAAGTAGTTGCCGATGGTCGGCTCCAGGACCTGGGTGACCAGGTTGGCCACGCTGCCGAAGCGGGCGATGACCTTGGGGGCGTCGGTCCGGGGGATGTGGATGATCTGGCTCACGTCCAGATTGAACTTGAAGCCGTCGGAGCTACGCACCGTGATGGTGGACAGGTTGGCGTCCAGCTTGTGCGCCTCGGTCTTGCCGGTCGCCCAGTTGAGGACGACGTTGGCCGTCGGCACGACCTCGACCTTGTGGGTGTACGGGTTGATCGGGTACTTGCCCGGGTCCAGCGGCTCGACCCACACACCCTTCTGCCCACGGACCACGAGGTTGCCGTGCTTGAAGGACTCACCCGTGACGTCCACACCGACCCCACCGACGTAGGCGATGACCACGCCAGCATTGGCGATGGGCACCTCGGTCATCGGCTTCACTTCCACGGTGGCGAAGAGCGGGTTGATGTAGTACAGGCCGGCCAGGATGACCTGCTCCTGCAGGCCCTTGTAGCCACCGGCGGTGATGAAGGCCTCGCCGTCCTGGTACATGTTGTGGCCGGGGAACTCTCCGCCGGCGATGTCACCGGTCGAGAGGGGCTTGCCGTCCTTGGTGGTGACCACGCCGACCATGTTGTCGGGGATCTCGAGAGCCTCCACGATCCTCAGGGAGAAGAGGACCGTGTTGATGCGGTAGGTGCCGGGGGTGATGATGGCGATCTGGGGACCACGTTCTCCGCCTGCCTCGAGGAAGGCGCGGGCGTTCTGGAACGAGTCACACTCGACCTTTCGCGCGAGGACTCGACCGTTCACCGGAACCTGGCCACCTCGCGACTCGATGAGCCCGACGTGGTTCTCCGGGATGTTCACGAACTTCTGGAGGGTGACCGCGTACTGCCACGGCCAGAGACCAAAGTGGACGCCAGGGGCCAGCGTGTCCGCCTGGAAGCCGGCCTCACCCTTCAGGGCGATGACGGCACCGTCGGGCAGGGTCTTCGCGCCGAAGAGGGCGAACTTCTTGTCGACGATGCCGACCTCGTCCTTCGAGACGGAGACCATCCCGAAGCAGAGCCGGAGCACGAACTTGTAGAGCACGAGGGTCAGGACGATGGGTACGACCCACCAGAACGCGAGCACGGTTGCGATGGTCATTGTTGCCTCCAGGATTGTTATTGTATCACAGTTTGCTGCCGTTGTGCCATTCTTTGAAGCGTTCCTTCTTCATCTGGTAGCGGGTGTACACGAACCCCGCGTCCAGCTGGCACTCCTCGATCACGAAAGAGCAGGCCGCCATCACGTCGGCGATCTCCTCCTCTAGGGCGCGTTTGAGGTCGGGGACGTTCCAGTGCTTGGTCTCTCCCCCGGTGCCAAGCAACTTGCCCACCACCTGGACGACCTCGCCGCACTCCTCGACGAGCTTCGAGAGCCCAGGCCAGAACGTCGACCCGATGCTGTACGGGCCGTTGTTGTCCTTGGTCATCTACTTCCTCGACCAGGTCATGATGAAACAGTGAGGCGCGGAGGCGTACTCCCGAGGGTCGCAGATGTCCACCTGAAGGCGGGTGTGCGGGTCCATGTCCAGCTCGGGGGCATCGACGTCGGCACCACAGCTGAAGGTGAGAGTGACCTTGGCCGGGACGCGGTTCTCGATCACGAACTGGGAGCAGGAGGCGACCTGCTTCTCCGAGATGATCGTCGGCTCTTCCTTCGGCTTGAGCTTGAGGGTGACGCCGCTCACGGCGAGGATCGAGGCGAGGAGTGCGATGAAGATCTTCATGGTGTTTTCTCCCTAGAGACTTATGTCGTCCACATTGATGAAGGCCTGCATCGTCGAATGCTGGCTCTGCGCCCACCCCGGCCGGCCGAGCTTCAGGCGCTCGGGGTCATCGTCGATGTCTCTGTTGAAGGTGGCGATGTAGACCGAGCCCTTGCGGATGACGGGTGAGATCCACTTCCACATGTTCGCGAAGGCCGGGACGTCGAACGTCTCCCCGTCTTCCGTGGCGAACTTGATGAAGGCGAACATCTGCCCGTTGCGCTGGGGCTTCTCCTTCCACTCCTTCACCACGACCGGGAGCATCGTCATCTCTTCCTCGCCGCCGAGGAACTCCTCCATCGTGGAGACCACCCCATCGAACATGGCGGTGATCTTCTTCTTCCGGTCGAGGATCTCGAAGGGAGTACCCGCGAGGCTGAACTCCATGAGCTCGTTCTCGAGGAAGACCTTCTCGTGGAGCTTGAAGTCTTCGATCTTCTCATCCGTCATGATCCGGGAGTAGAGCTCGTCCCAGCGTGGACGGCCCTTGACCGACTGGACTCGGGCCAGCTTCGGACCGCCTGACACCTTCTCGTCGACGATCTTCAGCTCCCCGTCGAGGGTGACGAGGACGTTGTCGGTCCACTTCCGGTATGCCTCCCAGAGCCGCTTGATGTTGCCGCAGCCGGGGAGAGACCCGAAGGCTCCCACCTGGATGAGCGCCTCGACCGCCGTCTTGTTGGCCTTGGACCTGTCGAGGAAGTCCTGGAACGAGGTGTATGGTTGGTTGGCCACGATCTTTTCGATCACGGACGGACCCACGCCGAGGACACGTCCGAGGGCCAGCCGGATGCACAGGCCCTCGATGATGTTGGCCGCCCGGCTCTTGTTGATGTCCACCGGGAGGATCTTGATCCCCGTCTTCTGGATGTCTGCCACCAGAGTCTGGATCGCGTTGGCCTGCGCCTTCGTCAGGGCCGCCGTGTAGAACTCCAGCGGGTAGTAGGTCGCCAGGTGCGCCGTCTGCATCGTGGTGAGGGAGTAGGCATCCGAGTGGCTCTTGTTGAAGGCGTAGCCGCCGAAGGCCTTGATGTCTTCCCAGAGCTTCAGGGTCTTGTCTTCGGGGAAGCCGTGCTCCATGCAGCCCTTGTGGAAGCTGGCGTAGAGGACGTCGTTCTCCTGCTTCAGGAACTCTTCCGTCTTGCTCTTGTCCTTCTTCAGCAGGACCTTGCGGACGCGGTTGACTTCCTTGCCCGTCATCTTGCCGAAGACGGAGCAGACCTTCATGAGCTGCTCCTGGAAGACGAGGCAGCCCTTGGTCGAACCGAGGATCTCGTCCAGCACCGGGTGACCGAGGGAGGCGATCTCCCCGTGCTTCGCCGTGACGTAGACCTTGTCATACCCACCCTTGAGCGGGCCGGGGCGGTAGAGAGAGCAGATGGCCGAGACGTCGACGAAGCTGTCCGGCTTGACCCGCTTGGCCAGCGCCCGGATGCCCGGGTTCGAGAACTGGAAGATGGCTCCGAAGTTCCCGTCCCAGAAGATGTTCTTCATGACCTTGATGTCATCGAGGTCCATGTTGTGCGAACGCAGTCCCTCGTAGAGTTCGTCGAAGCTCTTGCCGGTCCGTGAGCTGATGTGTTCCAGGGCGCACCGGATGACGCGCAGGTTGGCCAGCCCGAGGATGTCCATCTTGACGAAGCCCATGGCCGAGAGGTTCTTGTTGACGATGCCCTCGGTGAACGAGCACTGGACGACCATCTCGCCTTCTTCGGCCAGTGTGTCGTCCTCCCCGTCTTCGTTGTCCTTGGTCTTCTTGCCCTTGGCCTTGGCGACGAAGCAGCTGGTCTCCGCCGGCAGGTTGTCGCCGATGATGACACCAGCCGCGTGCCGGGTGACGTGCCTGATCCGGCCGTAGAGAGTCTTGATCTTGCTGCCCAGGTCGGGGTTCTCTTCCACGAAGGTGTTGAACGACGGGCTGACCCGGATGATGTCGTCCAGCTTGACCACGAGGGTGCTCTTGTCCTGGTCCACGTAGAGGACCTTGAGCTCCTTGTCGATCTGCCGGTTGAGCTTGTTGATGAGGTTGTGG